CCACTGGTCGTTGAAGCGAAAGCAAGTTTCAGGCCGGTGCTGTGAGGCCCCATTGGTGCAAACCCTTGGGGCCTTTGCTTTTCCAAAACGGCTAGTTAAGTATATAGGTCCCCAAAATTTACTACGACAACGACAATCTTGAAGCGGTGAAAGTGGGCTATTCCCACGGACCGCACGATTGCAGAACGTAAAGGAATCGCCATGATTAAACTTTCTGACATGACGACGCAGGACCGAGACGCTATGCGCTATCAGTGGCTGCGAAAGAAAGACTTGGACACCATTCAAAATGGTGGTGTTTTCGGGGGACAGACACCTGAAAACGTAGTCCTGAGCGAAGATGAATTAGATACGGCAATTGACCGTGAAATGATCGCCGCTGGCGAAGCCGAATAAGGGACCAGTTTGCATACCGTCTAATGGACGAGCGTTTCTAGAACGTGAGAGGTGGGCGCGAACCCCACGGTATGCTCCAACATAGACCTCCAAACGCAAAAAGCCCGCCCCAGTTAAGGGACGGGCTTTTAATACTTCGATTTGTCGCTGGCTTTACGCCCAGACTTCGGTTGTTCCGTTGTAGGTAAGGACTGTTGGCCCAGACAGATCGGTCAATGTATGGCCATCAAGAGGAACAGCGAATGACCAGTTGGCCTCAACTGATGCGTCACCCCCAAAGTAAGTTGCAACATGGTTTGCGTGGCCATTCCATAGCCCATTAACGGGATTTGGACCGATAAGGTATCTATGACCAACAGTAAGAGTTACCGTAGCAGGATCGTCACTTACCTCCTGAACCTCTGTTTTGACTTTCTCCTCTGTCCCATCGATTACCCATCCGTAATCGCCAACATAAACAACGTGGCGGCGAATATCATCACACCAGCGGCGTGTGCCAACTCCGCGCGACGTGCTGAAATTGAACGTGTCGGTATCGTCCATGACGATCATGGTGTTCAGTCCAGTTTTCTTATGATTGAGAAGTAAACTTCCGTTCATTAGCTCTACGATATTTCCGCCTTTTAGTCTGCTAACGTTCCCGTCCTCGAAGAATAGATCATCATTGTATGGCTTGGTGATAAGTCCGATCCGACTTGCATATGGCGACACGCGGATAATATTATTATTCGTCTGCGATGAAAAACGCGCGAGGCGAATGACTGATGTTTCGTCTGCCTCTAGCGTTTTGTCGTGTGCGCTGGTGATTTCGATTGTATTGTCTGATCCGCCAGACAGGTGTACAAGTGCAAAGTTTTTCAAGTTAAGGCTCGTATTGCCCCATGCTTGCGTTCTGTCACCGCCAGTCTCCCCCAAGGCACCGGATGAAAGCGATGCGAATTGAATATAATTGTTGCGACCCTGCACACGGACGGCGGTTCCGGCGCAGTCTGATACAGCAAAGCCCTTGATGGTGTGGGTTCCGGTGCCGGCATCCGCCAACCTCACAGCGGCGTCAGGGTTGCCCTCCGTAGCCATCCCAATGAACCAGAACTTACCCCCCTCAACTTTATGACTTCCACCGTCCAGATAGAACCCGCCAAGGCCGCAAAGGGATACGTCAAGCATCTGCATATGTAGGTCTTGCTGGTTGTCGTGGTACATCCCCCACCGCGCGCAGCCTTGAATGCGTATTTTCTCAACAAAGTCGCCCCCGCGGCCCTCGCGCTTCCATCCAATTCCCGCGACATTTTCAATCTCAATGTCGCTAATATTATTGTTTGGATCAGAGCTGCTTGTGGGTAGCTGAATATGCACACCATAAATGTCGTCAAACGCGGCATCTGATGCATCAAAGGCCCAATTTGCACCTGCACCGTTTAGCTTTCGATCCCACCCGCCATCAAAGCCAATCTTTGAAATGTTCAGGTCGCCACTCCCCTCTGGGGGCGATGCAAACAATGTTCGGTAGGGTGTTAGATTTACAATCCGTGAATCAGCAGGCGTCTTACCCTCCATAGAAATACCAGATGTCGCGGTCAGGCAAGGCAGTGTGGTATCTGCAACTGGCCCAGACACACCAATTTTACCTGAGGTAAACTCAAGAACGAACCGCTCAGATGCGCTTGCATTCAACGCGGCTTGCAGCCTCTCCGTCTGGTCGTTAAGGTTTGCATTTGGCGTTGAAAGAGGCTGCGGGAATACACCAAGCGCCCCAACTGTAACGGAAGACAGGCCCTCCGTTACCAGCTTTAGCTGAACCCCCGCCGCATTGGCAAAGGTTCCATCCGCGGCCACCTCAGTATAGGAGAATATACCACCCGCACCGGCAACTAGCCATTCTTCGCCAATACCTCTTGACGCTTCATTGCTTGCTATGAGGCTTGGAACTGAGGAGTAGATGCTCCCAAAAAAGTCTGCATATGCGTCTTTTGACACATGGCCAGCAGAAGTTGTTGCCGCAAGCATTGTTGCAACCGCGTCACGTTTAAACATGAGGTTTTCCTTGTATTTTAAAGGGGGTAGGATTTACTTTAGCGCAGCACGTAAGGCCATTTTGGCGGCAAGTGCTTTTGTGGATTTCCGACCACGGCTGGCAAGCGTATAGAGAGCGCCAGCTCCCAGAATGCACCCACCAATAATAATAGCGGCGGACGTTTGCCAAGGCGCATTTTCAAGGAAACCCACGGCACCGCCCATTGTTACACCAGACGCACCAGCGATGGCCATAATTGTCTGGATGATCTTTGTCGTACTTCCCGACCCGTCCGCCTCGTCAATAAGGTCATAGACCTCTTGCGGGATTTCGAATTTCTTTTCGGCCATTAGCGAGATTCCTTCACTTCCTGTAGCGCCCTGATTGCCTGTGGCAGGAATTTCAGGGCTGGGTAAAAATTTGAGGCCACCTCTATGAATGGCATTAGAGCATCTAGGTCAGGGCCTTCCTGCTGTAGCTCTGGCGTCTGTGGCTTGCGTAGGGCGGCGATAAGCGCCTCTGACGCAATACCAGTGGCCTCTATCCCGTTGGCGCTCTGTGCGGCGCGTACAGCGGCTTGCGTGTGAGGTCCGAAATGACCGTCTGCCGTACCAGCATCGAAACCGCCGGCGTTCAGAAGCGATTGCAGCCCAACAACCTCAACGCCAGTATCACCGACACGCAGGCCCTCTGGGCGATCACCGCCAAGAACCTCGGCCACCAGCTTGCGCAGGCCGTCACCAACTTGAATTGCATCGGCAGGGGCGGACATGCCGGGTAGCCAGTTCATGTCCCACTTGCCGCGCTGCTTGATGCCCAATGTGCGCTGCACCTCAGAATGCATCAGCATAGTTTTGCGTGTGACGGGGATGCCGTATGTTTCTGCGAGATCAGCGCTCAATTCAACAAGGGCGGCAATCTGTTTTTGGTTCAGTGGATACTTGCCCGCATTGAATGGACGCTCAACGGCCCCAGCCATGCCAGCAAGTCCGATCCCGATAGCGCCAGTGTTTGCGCCGCGTGTGTGCGCCATGTAGCTACCATCGGACGTGCTTTGGTTTGCCTCTGGCTTTAGGTTGCCGTTGTGAACAATTCCATCACCATCAATAATGAAGTGATAGTGCTCTTTGTCCAAGCTGGACACACTGTTTGTTCCAGCCGTCCAGTGCCAATGAATGCGAGATAGTTTCGCCATGCGTTTCTCCATGCGAAAAGACCCCTCAGAAGGGGCGTAAGTTTAGATTGTGGGTGGTTTAGCTGCGATACAGCTTAATGATTGAGACGATCAGCGCGCCAATACCAACGATTGCTGACGCGATAACAACAAGGCTCTGCCCAGTTACAAGTGATTGCTGGCCGTTAATCGTCACGGTCCATAGGGTCGCGTCCAGTATTCCGACTGGTTGTGTCGCGCCCGCCGTTACCGCCGTTGCCCCGCCGACGCCAGCTATCAAGAAACCTCTGCTCATAGAACCAGCGGTCAATCAGGTACGCTAGAAGGACGATTACGCAAAGGCCGATAAATTCGATCAACGCTTTTCCGCCCCGCAATTACGATTAATGCCAATATGTGCATTGCTACATGCAACTCAAAGTATAGCATCATTCCGAAAAATGCAGCATAAACGTCTGTAATTCCTAAAAGTAAAAACAGAACGCCCAAAATAATTAGCCACGTTTCACGAAAGCGGTATGCAAGCCAAACGAATGCGGTTGATGCGGCCAAGTCCGTGATGATGTTTACCTCAACGGGCGTTTGCCCAGATGCAACAAAAATCATCGAACCAATCCAAAACGGAACCTGTGATATGAACCCGCAAGACAGCGAAAAGAAGCTGCCTTGGCGAAGCCAAAAGCCCGCAAAGAACATGAACAAAACCAGCATCACCATATGATCAACCTGCATACCTGCAATTTATGCGTCACTTAACGTATGCGACAAGTAGTCTTTTGGTTAGGTCAGCCGCCTCGCCCACCGCCACCGCGCACCTGAATTTCAGATGCATGATCGGGGAAATACTTGTCCAAGTCTTCCATCGCTTCCGCGTGAAGCACAATCACCTTTCCGCGCACCTTCATGGCGGCATTGGCGCCCATTGGCCGATCTTCTTTGTTCAGCTTTTGGATTTCACGCAGGTTTTTCTTGATAGTCCCAAGGCAGTCCTGCACTTCCTCGATTAGTTCACGCTCTGTAGCCATTTGATCCAAGTCTTTCATTCTTTCCTCCCAAAAGCGGGGAGGTGTTTCGTTTAGGGTGAGTTGTCAATCTTCCTTGAAGACGTTTGCCGTTTCTGGTGGCAAGTCTTTGATGGGCGCGTTCGGTGCGGTCTGAAATGCAAGCGCGATAGCCGCACCTGTGACCAGCAACACAAGGTTGTTCATTCCGGCGATGTAAGGATCAAGCTGCGATGGCTCAGCCCCCGCCAATGTCATAGCTATGGCGGTAGCATGTAGGGCCACCCAAACACCCGGCACAGCCATACAGATCAACAGGGCAACTCCACGCGCTATGTTCTCAATCGGGCGCTTTGGCTTGATGGGCTTATTGGTCAACCTCGCACGCCTCCGGTCTAACAGCACTGCGCGGCAATACGCAAAAATCCAAACCAGCCGGGTAGTAAACAAGCGTCAGCTTTCCGTCACAGACATATGTGATTGTACCTTCATATATTGCAGGCCCCGAGTTCATAGCTGATGGCAACTGAATAAGATATTTATCACGCAGAAGGCTATCCGTTCCCTGCGTAATGCTCTCACCAACTGTGGTTTGTACTGGCCAACGAACGCCCGCTGAGTCAATCACGATAGGTGACCAGTCAGTAAACGGACACTCCCTATTTCGCCAAAACGCCGTTTCAACAAGGGCCGTGTTGCCGACAACCGCATCACTCACAAGAACGCTGTCAAAGGTGATTGGCAATGGCTTCGGCAAGAATAGATCAATCGCCCTGTGACCGCCGACACCAATCGCAACAACCGCCGCCGCGAATTGAGCGTAGGGCAGGTATTCTTTTAAGTTCACTTCACACTCCCAGTGGCTACTGCCATTATGACAGCAAGCGCCAAACTAAAAACAGTATCAGACGCCAAAACGCCAAACACAAATACAGCGGCTACCGCAGTTTTTTCCCGTGGGTCTTTAAGAAACTTCGCCATCTTTCTTGCTCCAAATCTCAAAATGGAACACCCACACCCAAGCAAATAGGTTGATTGTACCAAGGGCAAACGCAGCCTGAACATAGTTACCGGGATCAATCGCATTGATCTGATGATTAACGTGCAAGCGCGCGTACCCCACGACATTCAGGGTGGAGATAAAGCCCATTGCAATGATGGCCCACCAACGCATGAATGCGCTTAGGTTGGCGCTACTGCGATGGATGAAAAGCCGCCCGGTCACCAACGTCTCTAGGACAAAGGCTATTCCGAAAATACCGCTTAGGATGTAGTATTCCATTCGTTACCCTCTGGGGCCGGCACCCCGTTAAATTTTTCTTCACACCAAAGTTCTAGCGAACAATTTTAAGCCAATGCTTAGATTGCTTGCAGCCATCACAGTATCCCTGAAATGTTCACGTTTGGATGTCGCGTGTTGCCGTCATTGAGCAACCACCAATTGTGGTATCCTATGAATGAGCCAGCAAAGCCGTTCCAATCATCTTCGATCCACGACAGATAGTCTTGCCATGCAGCGTTTGCGTCTGTTCTTTCTGTGTCGGTCAAGGGGGCGCTGGCGTGATAGTCGGTAAAAGCTACGTTCTGAGTGATCTGGTTCTGCACAGGCGCATTGCCTGCCGCATCCGCTTTTTCTTGATCCCAGAACGTCAACTGAGCCGCATAGTCGGTGCCCAAAGACACGCTTTCATAGAGGTTGCGAGCGTAAACCTCGTGTTCCGCTGGTAGGTCGCTAAACCTTGCGACCGGATCGACAACGGGCAGATCAGACGTGAGCGATTTTGGCCCGGAGAATGGTGTGTGCTTTAACATTATACTAAATCAAATGTCCCATCCGCATTCTTGCGGAGAGAATAAGTTCCTGCAACCGCGCTTTCAGCGTTGTTAATCAAGATGCCATCACGAAGCCCCGTGACTGTGAACTGCATACGCCCACCTGATGGGGCATCGCCGCTAGATTGTCGGTAAGTGAAGCCGGTGTCAGTGTCCGTGGGTGTGTTAATACTGATTAAAACCCCGTTATAATTCGCCAGCAAGGCACCGGAATTTGACAGTGTTTCTTCAAGCTGTGCTGGTGTCATTACCATAGACAAACGAGCGACACGGCTCACGCCACTGTCAGATGCAGATAAGTCAAACCGAAAACGCGGGAACTTAGCTTTGATTTGACCGTATGTGTCACCATTGATGAAGGCGTAAAATGTATTATTCTGCGCATCTTCATCAATTAAGATTGTTTCAGCAGAGGTAATAGGCGAACCTAGAGACGCCCCTGAGTTAGCGGTTTCCACCCATTCATCAACATCCCGTGTCCAAAGGGTCTCTGCAATCGTTCCGGCGGCCTGCGTAGCCGCATCTGATCCGGCTGGATAGGACGCGCGCGCAATGACAAGTTCCTGCCCTTGCGTTCCCACGACTGTCGTAGGATCAGGTACGCTTTGATTTGAGTAATAGAAGTTCTTTTTACCCACAATGATCGGGCCGTTGTTGCCGGGAAAAACAACGTCCTTAGCGCCAACGATTATTTTCCAGTTACCGGTTTCGTCACCAGTAAAGTCCTCCGTTATGCCTGTGACATTCGCCCATAACTGCTGAGTATCAGCGATAAAAACCAATACGTCATACGGAACGGACATCGGCCCGGTTGGCTTTGTTGGCAAGCGGACAAAGAACTCAGCCTTAAACGCGAAGACTTCAACGTCATCGCCATTCTCGTTGTACTCTGTGATTGCCCACTCATTAGGGCCGATCTCTGTTCCGGTGTCACCGTCTGCCTTTACTCTGAGCGATTCAGTGCCATTGCTTGCGATCCGGCGGATATTATACTGACCAGCCGTGCCAAGCGTTAGGTCTAGCTTGGTTGTTTTGCTTGTGTTTCTGCTGAAATAGCGAATGTTCTGGCGAAGATCGGGGATGGCAGTGAAATCGAGGGCCCCGGCCTCCTGGCGGAAGCTGGTCGGGGTTTGGCGGTCTTCCAGAAAATCGTCAAGAAACTCTACTGACTGAACTTTGGGTTTTGGGTAATCCAAGCTGTTGCGATCCAAGTCCGCCGCAGAACTGACCTCTGGGTCTGCTGACTTGAAATCAGCCTGTGCGGGCCATGCACCGCCTGCCTTTGGCCCCCAAATATCATTTACGCCAAGCGCAACATCGATTTGCTCATAATAGAATCCGTCCTCACCAATGGCAGCGCCCGGCACTCCCGGCCCGGCTATCAAGTTCGCAGGAGAAACATCAATGTCAGCCGTTTCCCAGCCATCGCCAGCGGCGTTTCGGCGAAGGAATTGCAGTGGTGTTCCAGCCGGTAAAAGCGGCTCCTTGCTTGCCTCTGCCGCTGTAGCGCGCGCGATTTCAGCATCCAACGCTGTTTGATCAGCCTTTGCCGCATCTGAAACCCGCGCCACCGTGCCAGTCGTATCGTCAACATAAGTGATCTGATACTCTGTCGCTGTGACTGAAATCGCCTTGATAGACTTGTCGTTCGCGGCCTTAATAGCGTCAAGGTCCGCTTGGCTCGCACTTGCCGAGATAAGGGCGTCCTGTGCGGTCTGGGACGCGTTCAGGGTAGCAATCTGCGCCGTGTTGGTTGCGCTCGTGGTGCGAGCAACGCTATCCTGAATTGCGCTTAGTGTTTGAATACCAGCCATAGTATTATTCCTATATAAAGTCGCGCGCGTCACTGAACCCAGCAGCAAGCATGTTGGCGCTGGTGTCGTCAGTGGGGAGGTTGAGGGAAGCGTTGGTGGTGTTCAACCATTCAAGGCCGTCCGTTGTACTGATCCACTTACCGCCAGATGCGATAGAGGTAGGGCGCGCCACGGTGTCTGCTGGAGTCGTCACGCCCGACACGCTGGGCTTCATCATCGATATCCACTCAGTCGCCGCTTTGCGGACATGCGCCATGCCCGGCGCTTCCAGCCAAGCACCCTCAATTACTGGCTGTCCGCTTACAGGAATGCTGGCAATTGCGATGGCCACGTTTGTTGTGTCATCAATCTTGCGCCATGCAAAGTCAGAGCCTACGGGAATGTCATCGGCAAGAGTGATGGTCACATCGCCCGCGGTTGCGTCAATCGTTGCCGCATATACGCCGCCGACCAAATCAGCCGCCGTAATGGTGCGATCCGCCGTAATGGGGTCTGACCAACGCCAGCTTCCCACGTCAGGCTCGGCAACCCAAACGCCGCCACTGACATAGAACTCTTTGCCATTTGTGGTGTTGCGCCCTTCTTTTGCACCAGCAGGCGCAGCACCCGCCAAATCAACCGTTGAAAGCACCGTTTCGTCAATCTGCGTGGCCTCTTGCTCAGAAAAAGCGGCGTCAGCGTCTAGGGCGGCCTCCGTAACGGGGTTTGGCATGGTGTGCGTACCCACTGCGACTGACCAAATCTTACCCGCCGAAAGAATTGTGGTTGGACCTGTTACAGTAGACCCAGCATCGGGCGAAATAGCATCCGCCTTCGCTTTCGCCTGACTTGCAGATGTGCGAGCTGCGGTGTCAACCGTACCGCCGCTCCCAGCCACTGTGCGGGATGATTGCGCAATATTGCTCATGTCAGGGACACCTCGACAGAACCCGAAAGGCCTGTGACCTGTAGGGTGACTTCACCGTGAGAGCGAATAAGCATTTGCTCTCGCACGTTACCATCATTATCAATTTCCGTCAGGTCCGCTTGACTGTCGGACACGCGTGTTTTCACACTATCATTTGTGGTGAAAACTGCAATCATTCCCGTTGCGCCAGCGGTCGCCTTCCACGATACCAAGATCGGGTCTTTGTACCGAGAAGCATCCCCAAAATCATATTCGCCGTTTGCTGTAACTGTGTATTTCATAGTTGTTTTCCCTTATAGAGCCGCTAGGCCCACGTTACTGGCGCAGCAATGAACCATGTATTGAGTGCCGTCCGTCATGCTTGGTCCTGTGTTTAGATTTTAGTTTACGCCCAATCGGTGCCATCAAAGGTCAACGGTGTTGGGCCTGAATTGTCAGTGAGGAAGTGGCCAGATACAGGAACTGCGTAGGCCCAAGACGATGAAGCCAAGCGCGTACCGCCTACGTATGTCGCCACTTGGTTTGCTTTTCCGACCCAAACACCAGCGACAGGATTTGGCCCGACAAGATAGCGGTTGCCCTCGATCAACGTCACGCCCGCGTCCTCTGGGTCATTGAAAATGCCCACAACTTCGGTTGTCACGGGATCATTTGTTCCCTCATAGACCCACCCCGAGTTCGGAGACCTACCCAAGGCAACCGCGGTTTTACGCACATCGTTAAGCCAACGCTTCGTGCCGTTGCCCTTGGCTGTATTGTTGTTGATCGTGTCGTTTTCGTTGGTCAAAATGAGGGTAGAGCAACCATTGTACGTCCAGTTGTGGATCAGTCCACCATTGGCGAGGAATATGTCATTGCCGCCATTGTTGTTGCGAACGCCTTGCTCCTCAAAAACAGGGTCATCAACATCATAGGGGATCGTGCGCAGAGCAGTGCGGCTAGCGTATGGGCTTACATTGATCGTGTTGTTGTTGGAAAAACCAGTGATCCGGCACAGCTTTACGTCTGAATTTGCGTCTTGCGCAACGGTCTTGTCGTGAAGCCCCGTTAGGTCAACAACATTGTCAGACCCACCCGCAAAATGAACAACCGCGAAATTACCCTGGTTTAGCCCAAGGTTGCCAAAGGCTGTATCGCGGTCCCCGCCTGTACGACCAAGTGCCGCCGTTGATAGCGCTGTTAATTGAACATAACTGTTACGGCCTTGAATTTTAACCGCAGTTCCAGCAACGTCCGATGTTGTGAGTCCGTGGATTTGATGCGTTCCATTGCCAGCGTCCACAATATCAAGCGCCGCAGCGGGTGTGCCTTGCTTTGCCATGCCAATGAACCAAATCTTGTTTGCACCCTCAACCGTGTGAGAGCCACCGCGCAAACGCCACCCGCCATATCCGCACAAAGAAATATCAAGGCCCGATATATGAAGGTCTTGCTGTTGATCCTCATAGATACCCCACCGCGCACAACCTTGAATGCGAATGCGGCTCATATAGTCACCGCCGCGGCCAAAGCGACGGATGCCAGAACCTGCGATATTTTCAATCTCAAGATTGCTGATGTTGTTGTTCGGATCAGAATTTGATGTAGGCGTCCACAAATTCAATCCGTAAATATCGTCAAACGCCACATCTTGAGCGTCAAAGTCCCAATTATCCCCTGCACCATTTAGCTTCTTGTCCCACCCACCATCTAGGCGAAAATCATGCAGTGTGATGTCACCTGTCCCGCCCGCTACCGTCCCAAGAAGGGTTGAATAGGGGGATTTGTTCACAAGCTGGGACAATCGGGGGGATACGCCCCGCGCGCTTGTTCCCGATGCCATGCGCAGGTTTGTTGTGCCTATGCGTCCCGCTGGCAAAGCAAGCATGAAGTTTTCGCTTGCAGACGCGTCTAGCGCCGCCTGCATTGCCGCTGTTTGGTCCGCCAAGTCAGCGTCAGCAGTGCCCAAGGGCTCAGGCGTAACGCCGTATTCCCGAACGCTAACAAGCTCAAGACCAGCGTACTCGTCAAAACCTGCGATCTTGTCTGCATTTATCTTTATCGCAGCCGCAACATTCGTACCTGCATTGTTTGGGATGGGTGTGAATGAAATACTGTCTGCGGATGATGTGGACGAACCCCACTTTGGGGCTGGATCAAACGTGTCAATCGTCGCGCCTGTGCTGCTTTCAACAACAACTTTGACTTCATATTGCTCCCCATAAAACACTTGCGGGATACGTCCCTCACTGTCCGCGATAACAGGGTTTGTCATTGGGACGCTCAAGTCGGAGTCCGTGAATACATCGAGGCGGGTTTCGGTTCCCGTGCGGAAAAACGAAACCTGCGCACCTGACACAGGCACGTTCTGTTCATCGGTTATGCGTGTTTGCAAAACCTGAATTTGGTCAGCCATTGAAAGCCTCGTTGATTTTTACTATTTTTCTGGGATGGAGATATTATCAGACCGTTTAGCGCGACGTTTCAGGCGCTTCATAATCGCCTCTTGTGTCATGACCTTGCCCGTGTGGATCGTCGGCTATGCTGTCATGCTAAAGACTGCCGCCGAAACGTGGCCACTGTGGTCGTTTGCTACCGTGGCGCTGGCAGGTCTAGGAATTGTTCTATCTGCGGCGTGCTATTACGATTTGCTTGCGGAACAGACGCAGATAGAACAGCACGGGCAATCAGGCGGGCCTGTGCCTCGCTGACCGCGCGGCCCTCCATTGCATTATTAATGATGCTTAATGCCCGACTAGCTTGCGGTCCTCGCGTTTGCGTGAGGGTTTGCGCAATTTCCTCATAGATGCCCAATTCCCGAAGTTGCCGTGCCTCTGGTGTTTCTCCGGTGATAACTTGCACGATCCGCTTGGTGGCATTCACTGGCTCACCAGAGCTCAAACTTCTCAAAACGCCCTGACTAGCACGCTCAGACACGCCCTGTTGCACCGCTTGACGACCTGCTGTTCGTGAGTTTGTCGACACCGCAGCACGCAACTCAAACGCAGTCGCCGCCTGATCAATCTCAGATAAAAGCCTGTCCGCATTAGATGGGCCAAGGACCATGTTTAACTTGGTGCGATTGCCGCGTGTGCTAAAGTCCCGCAAAATCTTGATGCCCTCACGCGCAACCGTGTCGTCGTCGCTGTTGGTTCTGGCCACACGGGAAGTGACCTCATCAACATATGATCGGATACCAAGGCGCACAGATTGCTTTTCTGCGTTAGACGCCCCCGCCATTGCGCGCGCTACATCTTCCCGACGCACAGTATTTCCCAGAAGGTTATACCCTAATTCTGTAGCCTGAACGCGTTGGATCGTATCTGCGGCTGCATCCTGCGCCGTCCCAAACTCAGGAACCGCGCGCTTCAAGCTGGACCCAATCTGCCCCGCGAGCCTATCATACGATGAGCCAAGGGGTGTTTGTCCGCCCATTGCGCCCGCAGTGTTTGTTTTCTGCGCAACGCCGCGTAAAGCCTGCATGATATAGTGCATCTGCCTTACGTCAGGCATCACCTCAAAGGTGACGCTTTCCCCGTCGATCCGTGCCATGATCTGCGCAGACTCTTCGCCGTTTACTCGCATCAATGCATCAGCATCACGAATTGCAGACGCCGGAACGCGCCGCATCAATGTCTCAAGTGTGCGCCCCGCCCCTGCGGAATAATCAATGGGCTGCGCATAAGCCGCGTCATATGCGTTGCTGCGCTGCCCTGCTGTTGACTGCCTTGCAGCGTCGATCAATTCACGTTCACCCGCAGCGCCGCCCAGAACATCATCAAGAACGCCAACCATGCGATTAGTCGCAGATGTTGTTCGTTGCCCTACTGCGTCAGCGACAATCTGCCCTGCCTGACCACCAGCTTGCGCCGACGCATCCAGTAGGTTACGGCCCGCAACCCCTGCATCAGCAAGCATCGCGTCACCGCCAGCACGTGCTAAGGATTCCTGCGCATCAGACACAGAACCCACGCGCAATGCGTTCTCAATTTCGCCCGCCGCCTCTTGGGATACCCCAAGCTGCCCCGCCGTTTTACGCCCAGCTGTCCCACGAACTGCATCTAAGGCGTTTTGCCCAACGTTCTTAATGACAGGGGCAGCAAGACCCAAAGCACCGCCTAACGCGCCACCGATTGCCGCTCCCTTAACGGATTCAGCGCCTCTTGACGCCGCGCCTTCGCCGCGTCCAGCGCCATATACGGCACCCTCAACCGCGCCCGCGCCAGCGAGCCGCAGCACAGACCCGCCAAGTGTACTTGCGCCAGCCGCAGGGGCCGCCGCCAACATGGCCGGAATGGATGCAACCGTGCCAGCCGCGCTTGCGCCAAGGGAAGTTTTAGGACGCTCCCGACCCATTGCCGCAGAAACAGCCCTGACACCTTCGCGGGCATCATCGCCGGCGATAAAGCCTGCGGCCTCATCTATATAAGAACCAACGAAAGGAACGCCCTCAACACCTTTTACAAGACCATGCACGCCATTCGCTTGATTGATGATGTCGCGGTCCCAACTTCCCTGCATTACATCAGCAAGAGGAACGCCCGCCATAAGGCCAGAAATTGCTTCCTGATCCGAAGTTGACATGCCTGCTGATGCCGCCTCAAGTGTGCCGTCTGGTTTTCGATAAATACGGCCATTGTCCTCAAACGTCGCAACCATCTCATACCCATCAGGCAACGGTCTCTGGCCTTGATTTTGTGTTGATAGCGAGGCTTGGCGCTGTCGTGCCACCGCGCGCGCGCGTTGTAGTTCAAGTTCGCTCATTTGCCCAATTCGTCCATGCGCTTATTCCATGCTTGAATTTCAGCAAGTGAAGCATTGCTTGCGTCAAAATTGATAACGTCAGCCTCTGGCATCGTGGAAAAATCGATCACGCTTTCTGCGCCCTGACTTTCGGCCCAACCCTGCGGGCGCGATGCACCTAAAACCAAAATTTCGCGCAACTCGGTCAATGCATCACGGTAATCAGTAGCGCTTTGGGATGTATCAAGTCGGCCAATTGCCTGCGTTGCTTTCTGACCTTCAATTTCAGTGATTTGACCTCCACCCTTAAGGCTCTCGAATGCCTGCAAAAAGGCCTGCCCTTCTAGCTGGCTCGCCCGTGCACCAAAGCGGCGCTGCGGCGTACCTGGAACTGACTGTAGGGGCGCAAAGATGCCCGTTGACCGATCAAGGGCAGGGTCATTTAAAATCCCGTCAATTGATGAAATCATTGCTTCCGGCGACGATGGGGAAGGTCCACCCTGTTGACCCGAACCACCAACGGAAACAACGGTCCCATCTGGCATTGTCATAGAAACGCCGTTGCCTTTTTTGGCCTGGGCGTAGGAGATGCGATCAAGCGGCTGGCGTCCAGCCTGATTTTCTTCTTGTACGTAGCGCTGATATTCATCTGCTGGCTCACCACCCCCCAGCACATCAAGGGCCTCTTTTGCGCCAACAAGGGACGCGAGGGCCAATTCACGTTGCTCAAACGGATACTGCGACGGGTCAATGCCATTGGAGGTAAGCCATTGGTTGTAGGTCTCCTCATCCCGCGCAAGCGATGCGCCCTCAATAACACTTTCAAGCTGTTCGCGCTGTGACGCAACCTCAGCCGCAGAAAGGTTTGCCGCCGCCTGCGTAACCCGATCCCGTGCTTGCTCTTGCGCAAGTCGCAACTGGCTTTGGGCAATGCCAATGCGTTGACGCTCAAAACCAAGACGCGTTCTATCGTTGGCCATGCTCTCGCGTGTGGCTTCCATACCTAAGCGTGTTTGCTCTTGCCCCAATCGCTCATTCTGCACACCAAAGGCCAAAGATGGGTCATGCGCTGCGAGCGCGTTAACGGCCCCCTCCTCGCCCGCAAGGATATTTGCGCCCTGATCCCTGTAAAGAGCGTTGAGCGCGTTCATGCGGTCAATTTCAGCGGCTTGATAGCCAGCGGCGTCACTTGCGGCCAACGTGTTCACAAAATCAGGCTGTTGCCCTTGCAGTATGATAGCGGAGTTTGTGCGCATTAAAATGTCTCCGGCATAAGTGCATTCGTAAATCTGCGGCGTGACATGAATTGACTTGCATCCAAACGATTGTCAGGGATTTGCAATTCGGGCTGCTGTTGTTGTTGCTGTGGTGACATTAGCGCGTTTTGAGGCGCGCCTTGCGGAGGGGCTTCCTGCTGGGTGGATTGCGCTATGACGTTTGACGGTGACATGTTGCCACCCATCAATTCACGAGTCTCTTGAATGCGGCGATCCATATGGGGAATGCCTGGACGCAAAAACTTTGTGCTTGTCAGGCGTGCAGCTTCGATCGGGTCTTGCGCTGCGTAGATGGCGTCGCGCGCGCCGCGCTCTGTGGTGTTTAGTTCGTGGACTAGGAAGTCCAACTGTGTGTCTAGGTCGTCAATATTTTGGCCAGCATAGGACTCAAATTGACGACGACGCGGACCTGTCCACTGAATAAGGCCGTAACCGCCGCGACTACCTGGCACGATAGGGGCTGCTTCATTGATGCCTGGGTTAAACCCGCTCTCAACAGCAATATTCCCCGCGATCCCAACCGCCGCACTCTCAGGAACACCTCTTTGAACGAGTCCTGAAATGATAAGTTGAGGGTCAACCATTAGTAAAGACCCCCACCAAAGCCCGTTGGCGTTGTTGCGCCGGTGTTGGCGCGGTTCTGGTAGTTCCACACGCCAAGGCCAGTATTGATCCCGTTTTGCAGGGCGTTACCAACCCCAATGGCACCCGCAGCCGTTGCGTCTGCGCTATTCGCCAAGGCGTTTCCTTGGAAGTTATACGCGTTGCCCTGCGCCGCCATCAGCGCATTTCCGGCACTTGACTGTGCGGCACCAAGGTTCTGCCCAGCGTTGGCCTGTAAGCCCGCCGCAGCCTGCCCCATACCCGCTTGTGCGGATAGCCGGTTGAGAAAGGTATCGTAGCCCTGCGCCGCAATGCCCATGCGCTGCTGTTGTAGGGCCTCTGCGGTTGCACCTGAGAAAAGATCAGCGCTTGCCGCAGCCGATCCCTCAAGTGCGCGCGCGCCTTCCTCCATTTGGTAGCGGTTCGCCGCTGTTTGCTCGTACCCGCGATAATTTGACGGCGCATTACCAATGCCAAGTTCGCTGTTGTACGCCATGAGTGCGTTTCGGCCAGCCGTTGAATAGGGCTGGAAGCCCTGGATTTGATCGTCGTAGATCTGCTGGTTCTGGTCAAACTGGCGGTCAAATTGATTTTGCGCCTGATCAAGCTGCATCTGGCCAAGTTCAAACTGCTGTGATGCCGCATCCTCTTGCGCATCCGCCGCACGATTTGCAGAACGCGCACCAATGAGGGCAGTGCCAAGCCCAAGAGCTGCACCTAAAATAGGAAGTACCATATTGTGACCTTTTGCTACTCTAGCGCCGCAATGCGGGCCTCAAGCGCCTCTTTTTCGGACTGCAACTCGACAATTGCGTCACTCATTTCTTGGAAAAGTAGAAAGCCCTCAGTCGTCAGCTTTCCGTCGCCATCAATATAACGAACATCCTTTTGAACGCCTGAAATCTCAATCATGACGCGTCCATAAATGCGGTTGCCGCAAATGTTAGAGGCTCAGTCCATGACAACTCGAACGTCGCCTGCTTAAACTCACCCAGACCGCGATAGACGATGCGGGCATCCAAATCCCCAACCTGCCCCATGCTACGGTTTTTTGGTTCGCTCCACGTCTGTCCATGATCCCGTGATGTTCGCAACAAAACCTGCGGATCACCAGATACGCGACCAACGCTACCCTTGAACTCTAGCCGGTCAATGAAGAACCTGTTGCCGTCATTTTCGTATGTTGTACTGACCGCCTTCGATGTCATCACCTCTGATCCGTCACGGGATAGCTTGCTCAGTGATCCATCGTCACTGCAAACAAAGTGCTCGCCGTATGCCTCAACGCCAGCGCGCGCACCCCACGATAGAAGGCTAAGACCCTCAGCTCGCTCATGCCATTCGCCCGTTGCAATATCGTAGACCCACGCTGGACGGTCCCTGAACGTGATGGCACAAAACTCGTGGCCTTCGTCCTGATAGTATAGTGTTCCGATGGGGTTTTCGGTCTTGATGCTTGTTTCAACCGCGACACTCGAAACGGGTGTTAGCCCGCCAGACATAAGGTACGCCTTGTTGTCTGATCCGATAAGGAATGCACCGCGTGGGATTTTCACAACCAGATTGAATGACTTTAGGCCCGTGTCAATCTGTGCACCTGGAATGCCCGATAGATTGCCATTTGCGCGGCTTGCCCATTGTTCAATGCTGTTTTCCTTAAACACCCAAAACGAACCACCGATTTGCAGGCCGCGAATGTTCTTGTCGTCTTTGGTTTCCGCAGTTGCGAAATTCAGTGCGTTGAATGAACTTGCATCAGCCGGATCGGACCACTGCACCGTTCTGTCATCCCGCTTGGTAATAACCGTTAGCTGATTGAAAAACGAGACGCTACCAACATCGCTGAAATTCCCTGTAGACGGCTGCGAAAGCGTTGCGCCATCCCAGACATAGTAATTCCCGTCAGCGACAACAGACACCTTGCCATTGTTGCCGCTGATAGATGTGTTTTCATCGTCGGGAATGTCAGCCAGACTTGCGACCACGCCATCCTTATCAATCTTTTGCAGCTTGCCGCCATGAACCGCGTATATCTCGCCATCAATGCGGTCTATCGCACGAAGAAATACGCCAGAAAGGTTTGCAAAGGCACCCTGACGTGGCACCTGCTTCATGATCTGGTTGTCGCCTACTCGCTCCCTGTAGCAGTTCAGCAGCCGCGCGGATGACGCCCAAGGGTTATCTGTGTCCTTGGATGATTGCGCCGCAAACGGGATCTTCACTGGTCATAGCCCACGAAGTAAACGGAACCTTCACAATCAGCCGCAGAGGCCAAACGAAACTCCTCTTTGGCACGCGCCACAACGTTAGGTAAGTTACGACCGTAATCGTCACACAGGCGGGCAGCAAGATTGTAAACAACAGCCTCCTCCCACTCTGCGGGAATATCCGTATCTTCGGTTAAAACGGGATCGGTAAGGCTGCGAATATAGGTTACATCAAACACCTCACCTGATGCCGACGCCAAGACGGGCCAAACCTTGAATGTCGCAACATCACGCTGGCGATCAAAGTAGAAATTGGTTGGAAGTCCTTGGGACGCCTTAACGGGCAACTCGTCGTATTCGTTGCGCGTCATTCGGTTCATCGGAGTTTCGATACCGTCACGCTTTAATCGCATGGACTGAACATCAAGCGGGCGACCAACGGAAAAGCTGTGCTGTGCGTCCGTGGTTGCCGTGATCGTGTCGCTCGTCACAGCCCACAGGTTTTCACCTCTATTCTGCCAAGCAAGCAACATGCGCCGCAGTCCGCCAAGCGCGACTTCTATTGTGTCAGCATCCGCCGGTTCATCCTTGGCAACAACGTTAATCTTGCGCAGGGCGTCGGTGCATATCTCTAGGGCTTTGGTCAAAGATCATCCCCCGTGATGGGTTCAGTTACGAATACGTCAGGGGCTTCCGGCCTTACCCATCGGGGTGTTTGGCGGTCAGCCTTTGCCTTAACGAAGTCTTGCGGGTGGCGGGTTTCGAAACAGTCGTTCGTACCATCGCCAGAACATGTCATTAATCCGTTCCACTCGCGGCGGAGAGAACTAGATTTGTATTTGAAGTCGCACCTGTCGCACAGGACGTTCCATTTGCCTTTGGCATAGGTGTCACGCATGGCAGGCTCCTCGTATGGTGTGAGGGCGACCTAAGCCGCCCCCGCAAGTGTTTATGGCGCGCCTTCGGACCCATACAGGCCGCGCGGATCGGTCCAACCAACAGAATAGCGCTCATAGCCTTTGGCCTTGGCGTTTTCTGTGTCAAAGTCGTTGTCCTGCGTGAACTCGTACGCAGTACGCTGGAACATCAGCAAACCATCGTCAACGCTGGTTTTAACGAACCATGCATCGGGATCGGTCAGATAGTGATTCACGCAGATACCGCCGCGCAGCAAGCCCATAGACTTGATGGCGTTGACATCGTTGAAATCAGTACCGACGCGCAGGTTTGACTTCATGATGCGCTCAGCTTCAAATGCCAAAGCAGCCGGAACAACCAGCTTTTCACCCCGAAGGGCGATCTGTAGCCCCTTGCTGTTTTTGGCTTCGCTGATCTGGACGAGAATTTGCTCAAGAGCAGCTTCCGAAAGGTCGGCAGGAATGACCAACTTGTTAGACCACGCACCCGCATGGGATGGGTGTGCGTCCGAAAGAAGGGACACATTGTCACCGCCAACATAGCCAGCATTTGTCGCACGGTTCAAAACGTTCGCCGCAACAATCTCTTTTGTTGTGCGGAATGAGAACGCCAGAGCCTTGCCGCGCTTGAACGATTTGGACTTGTAGAGGTTGTCGTCTCGCTCCTCGCGCGTCACGATATAACCCAATGAATAGGCGATATGGCGATAGCGCTTGGTGAAGCCCTGTGAGTGACTATCGTATGTAGTCGGCGCGCCCTCGGACTTGGCTGCTGCCAAACCGAAACCGCTTGTCTCAACGTCTTCTTCATAAGCCATCTTTGACTTTTGCACGTTGAACAACTGGGAATACTCAGTCGGATGCTCATTGTACTCAGCCATGACGAATTTGCGGACACCAGGCCATAGGGCTTTTGGGTGTGCGCTCGAAGTGATTACACCAGCCATGTCTTATGCTCCTGTGCTTGTGCCAGCGAACGCGTGGTTGTTCAAGCGAACAAGAACCTTTGCGTTATCGCCGAGTTCGTTATCTTCACGCTGGGAAAGCCCAACGATCATAACATCTTCGCTACCATCGCCCGCTGCTGTCGCGGTTGAACTGTCAACCTCAATAGCAGAGAGACCCGTTGCAGCATCGCCCGCCGTGAACCCCGTGAGGTCCGCAACAGTGCCGATTTCGTCAGCAGTAAGCGCCGCTCCGTCGCTATCTTCCTGAACCTCAAACAGAAGGTCAGGATTGTCAGCGACAAGAACATAGCGCTCGGTTGATGCTGCGCGGTAAACAGAGTCGGACGCCAAAGCATCGGCAACACCGACCATGACCCCGACAACCTTATCACCGCTTGCAACATTACCTGTCACGCCCGCAACGCCATTTGCATCTGCTGTGCCTGTTAGCTTGACAAGACCGCCAAGATAGATTGCGTCTGCATCCCCAGCCGCTACGTGATACTTGTTCGCAGCGCCGCTGTAGGGAGTGCCAGACAGTGTGCGCAGAGCCTTCAAGCCCTGCGGTGCATCTGAATTAGCCATTTGGCTTTCTCCTTTGATGTGATTTGGACTTACCTCAACCCTCAGTCATCGGGGCAGATTTGCCCTGCGGGACGTAAGTGTTTGAGGTATCGCCGCCAGGGGTAGCCCCCGCCTTGATTGCGGCTTCTTGTTCATCAATTTTGCGCTGCGAAACAGCATAGTCTTCATCTGCATATGTCTTTAATTTGCGGACAAGCGTAGATTTAACCGCCCGTCCCTTATCGTCAGAACCCGCAACGATAGAGACTTCCGCTCCTGTGCTGGCTCCGCTGTCGTTAAGTTCGCCCTCGCGATCACGTACCAATTCCCAATCATCATTGACGGTCAGGTCGTGAACGCGGGCGCCATCGTCATTGATCCAACGATAGGAATACTTTTCTGTGTCGAGCAATTCAGCATTGACATGCAATTTATTGCGGCGACCCAACAGGGCATCAGAGTTACGGCGGCGACGGGCTTCACCGATAGTTTTTCCACGTGCGGTCATGATTATGCTCCTCCGCCGAAATAATCGGCTGCGTATTGATCAACGGAGTCATAAACCCCCTCTTCGACAAACTCTGCGGCAACCTTGCGCACATCAGCGGGCAGGTCACTGGCACCCTTCTGGCGGCGTGTTACCGGCGCGCCACCCAGACCACCGCTATCAACACGTGATGGCTTTGGTGCTGGCGCTTGGAACTTGTGCGGATACTTGTCGCGGATTGCCCGCTCAGCAAAGGCTAACTGTTGCTGCGGTGTGGCTTGGTCGCGGTTTGGCATGAAGTTGACCGCCTCTGCGGCTTCCTTCCATAGCAACGGGTTTTGCGTCCATTCGTTTTCAGCGCGGTACTTGTCCACTTCGGGATAGGATTCAGGCGCTTCCTGTTCTGGCGGCTTTAGTTTGGCCTCTTGCGCTTCAAGGTTTTGGTATGCGTCAACATCGGCCAGCTCTACGGCTTTTGTTTTCTCAGACCGAATGGCCGCAAGTTGCTCCTCATAGCGGGCTTGCTCTTGCTGCCGAACGCGATCCATAGCGGCTTTGTTCGCCGCCTTTACCGCTTGCATGTCGGCTTCACGCGCCTTTTCGGCAGCGTCCAGCTTATCAGAGATAGCCTTGTTCAGATCACGGGAAACACGAAGTTGCGTTTTAGGCATTTCCATGAAGCGATCCGCGTCAACCCAATTTTCGGGGTCGCGGTCAAATTCTTCCTTCGGACGCCAGCCAAGTGCGCGAGCCTCTTCTTCGATAGGGTTAGGTTCGACAACCCGCTCAACCTGTTCGTTTTCAGGCTGCTCGCCATCAATGATGTTTTCTTCGTTAGTATCGTTAAGATCGTTCATCTGTTATCCAATCAGTGCCGTGATGTCTTTGTCTTTTACCATGCGGTATTCTTCGCCATCCTCACCCTCGACAAATGCGCCTGCGTGCAATGCAAGAGCAACACGCTGTCCCGCCTTGGGGCGCTCCATGTCGGGCGGGTAAATGTCCTCGTTGAAGGCAAACGGCGATACCGCTACGATTGTTCCACGTGTCGCGCGATGCTTGTCACGGTCAATCGTATCTTCAGACAGGATCAACCCGCCCTTCGTCTTTTCCTCAACGGGATCCGGCAAAACCAGAACGTTGAACTCGATAGGCTGCAATCCGCTGTTATTCATCGGTAATCATCTCCATAATTGTGCGGTAATCATCTGCGCTTGCTTCAAAGAGTGATTCCAAGAGATCACCCGCCCGCAGTAGCGCCTTGCGGTCTTCTTCCGACCATGCATTGCCCGCCATATAGGACTGACTGCATAGCTTTTCTTGATGCTCTTGGGACTTAGTTAGGCATTCCCTGAGACACACGGTTACGGGGCTGTTGCGCCACTCCTCCAAGTCCGTGTCCGATAGCTGCTTCAAGTCCAAAACGCATCTCCTCTAACTGCGAGGCGATACCATCAAGGCGAACACCCTCTTTGGTTGCCGCCGCGTCTGTCATATTTTTCATAGATTCTGTTCGTGTCTTTTCAACTGTCGCCAAGGCTTGCTCAACCTCAACCATTTTCAGCATTACATCGGCCTCTGCGACCTTTGCTTGCATTGCCATCATTTGATCCTGCATCGGGTTCGGCTTTATCGCCAATTCCTCAACATCAGGGATATTAGCTGCCTCAAGAACGCGCTGTGCCCCGACTTGTGGGTCAACCAAGCCACCCTCTGCCAGTTGCATAACGACTTGCGCCTTGGCTGCTTCCTGCATGTTGGTAACGCTGTTTGGATCAGCCACCGGAACAATATCCATGTCAGCCGCGGCGTAATCCCCCGCGGGATCAAACATGACAGGCTGGCCATTCATATCAGCCCCATCAACAAACGCGCTGTATTCCTCTGGGCTAACCGTTTCCGCGTTGATCTTTGCGATCAGTTTGTATTCCCGCTTAAGGGAACGGAATATCCGCTTATAGGACGCTGTGAAAACCATCATGCCCTGCTCGATAAGGGCAAGTGTTGTGGTTGCCGTCATGTTCTTGGAGCCGGTGTCGCCCGTCATAATGTCCTTGACGCTGGCAACCTCGCGCCCCGCATCAATCAGCAAGCCAAGAAGCTGAAACAATGTCCCATCGGGCCCTGGAAAGTTCATGGGAACAACACTGTTGCGAATATCAGCGCCGCGTTCGGCAACCTTTTTCCATTCCCCAGGCTTAAACCGTTGGCTTGCGCCCTTGATTTTGAAATCAGAGCCGATAAACCCACCGCCAAGTGACGCCATATGGCCAGCATCCATCATCATGTTTATGATGCTGTTGATTGTCTCTGAAATATCGCCAAGCAAAACGCCCAGACCCGTGCCAAAAAAACCCCCATCCATGCTGGGCAGGAAGTGATACGCAACGAAATAGCTTTCGCGCTCAATAGAAATAACCCGATCACCTGACACAGAAACGGTATCAACCTCAAAATCAGGCACAATGCGCGCAACCTTGCGCGACGCAACGTGAACCGTAACGATATACGGCTCCTCATAGCCATCACCATCCAGATCAAGGCGGCAATGCTGCTCGATAAAGTCTTCTGGCTTCTGTGTGTCTTCGTCCTCAGCCTCGATGTAGTCGATATCGCGGAATGTGCCTGTTAACTTGCGTGACTTGATCTCAGATGGATAAAGCGACAACTCCTCACTGATGCGTGGGGCTTCACCCAATGCCTTGATCCGGTCATTCACAATAAACGCACCAGGCGCAATCAATCGGCAACGCGGACGCTGCAAAACTGGATCATACCAGACCTTACGAACCATCGTGCCGACAATGGGAAGTTGCACAAGTAGCTTGTCGGTTTCTTCTTCCCATTCCTCGATCTTGTTCGATAGCTGCCAAGACATGTGGCTTGAAACACGCTCACCACGCGCCGCCTTCTGCCCTGTCGGATCTTCGCCGTGAACCTTGACCTTTACAACGCTATCCGACGACACAATCGCAGGGTACGCGCGCGCATTGAACTGTAAGGCCGCTGTTGTGATCAGGGGATACTTGACGTTGGCGGCATTTGCGAACGGATAGTTCTTGTCACTCTTTTCAAGTTTGGCGAGCTCAATGCCGCGCCCCATGCGGTCAAGCCAGTCACCCATAGAGTCGCGATCCAAGCGATAATCGCTTACGGCATCATCGCCAATCATGGCCAGTTTTGCAGCATCAAGGCTTTCTGCAACGTTATCCGATTGCAGGATAGCACGCAGCTTGTCTAATGGATGGACTTCCTCAGCAGCTCCCTCGCCGTCGTCCATATCATTTGAATACTGTTGATCCATTAGTAACCCGTCGCTTCCGATTGACCGTAGATGGTGTCGTCTTCTTCCCACTCGTCACCAGGCTTTTCCGGCTCCTCATAGGCCACGAATATCAAGCCCCACGCATCAGCGCCGTGTGAGGACCAGTCATGGTTTGGCCCAAGGCCGATGTTGCGTTCTTCGTCGCGCTTCTCGTGATACCAGCCAATAGCGTCCAAGCCGCCTTCACATGTGGCCTCGTTGACCCACACAGACGGGAATTGACGCCTTGCAGCTTCGATACGGGCGTTTGCAGCGCCCTTGCCTTGGTTCTTAACAACCTGCACTTCGAATTGCGCATCACGCAACGCAGATTCATACGAAACATCATGAACACGGTCGTTGGTTGCACCATCATGGGGGAGCACACAGAGCGCACGACCATAGCCCTTTTCGCGTAGCCAGTTAACGTGCGTTGCAAGGGGCTGGCCTTGCGCCTCGTAGTAATCCAGTACGCGGATGTTTGTTCCGACATACTGCACAATCCAAATCGCGCAAGCATCAGCCTTTGCGCCTGTCCCGCCAATATCCCACACCGCTCTAAGCGTCATGAGTGGATCAGCGGACACCTTGCCAATACGGCCCTCTGCGCGAGCCTGCGAAAGATGCTTGGCGTAATATGCGCCCTCTACAACAGTGATGAAGTCACCTTCCCAAACGTGTTCATACTGGTCGGGTCGTTTCCTGAAATCATCCAGACGCTCAAGTTCAAGTGTGCTTGGGAACCAAGGATTATCACGCCAGTTCAATTCCACAATTTTAACCGAGGCAGACGGGTCTTGACGAAACCGCTTGTGCGTTGCGCTATTCTTGCGCTCTGGGTTCCACGTCACCCAAATTTCAGAACCCTCTTCACGAATGGTAGGCACCAACTTGCGCCAAGCAACGTCGCTTACCGGCTCAGCCTCGTCAATCCAACAAAGAATGATCCGCGCCTTGGACTTGATGCTATCCAGATTCCTGCGAAGGCCCGCGAATGTGTACTTGATACGACCATCACGAGAGCGAACAAACTTCTCACCGATCTCATAGTAAGCCGCTAAGAATGGCTCAGAACGAATAGCTGCTTTGATTTCCTCTAACGAACTTTCATCGAGTGAGTTCATAAATTCCCGCGCACAAAGTATCTGGCCCTCACCACCAGCTACGCCATGCATGTATCCGAACACCGCGGACATTTTAGCAAAGCCGCGTGTTTTACCTGACCCCCGTCCACCATAAGCGCAACGATAGCGTGCCTCACCATCAAATATGGGAGCCAGCTTTTCAGGTAGATCAATCTGTGCTGTTGTCATTGCCAGCAGGCACAGCGCGCAAGATAATTTCAGTCGGCATTTGAATAGGCTTGCCGTTTGGATCACCGACACGATCCACAAGCAATCCGTTGACCTTGGCCTTACCCATGACGGCACCCGTCATTGCCGCAGGCTGGTCCAATTTCTTTGCCAAATCACGAGCCTCATCAAGCTCCTCTGTGATGCTGGCAACGGATACAAGCGTCCGCTCTCGGGCCTCTTCTTGCAGTTCAAACAGCCTTTGGGACACCTTTGGGCTTGATGCGAGCTTAGAAGCCTCTTCCCATATCTGCTTAGGTGTCATGCCTTCTGCGTCATATGCTTCGCGGTAAGCATCAGACTGATTCATCCCGATGGCGCGGCATTCGATCCACGCCTCCTGCTTTGGTGTGAGCTTGCCACCCATGCGATTTATCCTGTCTGTTTAGAGATCGGTGAGCTTAAAGCGGCTCCCTCGCTTTGAATTTCTGTCGGTAGGGTTACGTGGCTACCACACGTATAGGGGATGCCGTGGCATTGACCTGAAATGAAAAGCCGCCCAGAGGCGCATTGTTAAGAGGCGGGGCGGCGAATGCACTAAGGCAAAGCCCGTGCGATAAGTACGGGTCGGGCCTCGCGCGTCAATTATACAATAATCCCGTTATTATTTTTCCGCAAGGCTTTTTGCTTGGTTTTGATATGCCATGAAATCAGCTACCTGAGCCGCCGTATTCTGCATGTAGCCATATGCGCTAATATCCTCACCCTTAACCAAAGTCAGAGCGTCCAACGACATGATGTCGTGCGGGGATGCCAGCTTAAAGCCGCCCTGATCCGCAATCTTAGACACAGCTAACCTTGCATCATCTGGGAACATCTCAAAGAATTCCCCCTTCAAGTGAACACCTAAATCTTTCAGCTTCGCATGGCACTGCGTCTCTAGCGCATATGATGAAGCCTTCATTACTGATTCGGTGTTGAAGCCTGATTTCTCCATTGGATTCCTGAGGTAGGGGAACCAAAATGAAGTGACCTCGATATCACCCCAATAACCTACAGCAAGCGCGGCGTGCCTATCGGGTAGGTTGCTAGTCACGCCGATTTTGCAAATTCCCTCACCCACGTAATGCATGACGTAAAGGCCAAAATGTTCCATGTGCAAGGCATCAAATTTGCGGTCCAGATACTTCTGTGATCTAACCATTTTCATAGCTAAAACCCTAACTTATTAGCCACCAAATCCAAAGATATTTTAAGACATGACATGTGCATTTGATGGTCCCTACCTGATGCGATCGCTCCAATAGGTTCGCCACGCCAACAAACCTGCTCGACCGCCTCTCTGCACTGGGTTGGATTGTTAGGAACGCCGCTCATGACGTGATGCAAGCGGGACTGCGCGGCTACCTGCACATCAATCGTTGCATCAGGCTTGGGGCTGGCGTCCACCTTTGCTTTTAGTTCACCACCACTCGAAAGCGCTTCTACACGACAGTAGGCGTCACTGATTGCGCGAGCCGCCTGTTCTTGCCTCATGGATAACCGATGGGCGATCCTGTCTAATTCTGACGTTCTACGCCGCCTGCCCATATTATTAGGGTTGCCACCCTTTTCGTCTTTGATCGCCTCCAGAACCGTCCCACACTTCGCAGCTGCGGTTCCAGTGCCGTGATCCCCACCAAAAGGCATGGGGGCCGTTGAGACGTGCTTCCGTCTTTTTTTTGCTCGTGCCATATTGCCTGTGTCCTTACTGCCGTGATCCTAGCGATTGTTGTGCTTGACGTACTGTAAGCAATCCTCGCCATTGTTTTCTTGTGAGGGCATCGCCGCAGTTGCCATCATTGGCGGCTCCGATCCGTCCTGTGGTTTGGGAAAGTAGCAGTCCCCTGACATCAGCCCGTTAAATCTGCAATCTGCGCAACTCTTATCAGTCATTGCCTGTGTTCCTGTTGTTATTGGGTGGGGTGCGCGAGAAATTCACGTAAATCTATAGCCCACCAACTTTCGTTAGGGTGCTGCCCCCAACATGTGACGGCATCGTCAGGATCGCACTCTTCGCCCTCTTCATCCATAAAGCCAGAGATTGGTATTGTGGTGCCGTCGGACATCAAGGCGATCTTGTTAAAACGATTCACTGCAACAACATTCATATCCTCACCCCTCCCCGTCTTGGAATGCAGAGAGTGCGGCGGTCAATTCTTCCCCGATCTTCACTGGGTCTGATTGACGGCCCATTACGTCACAAACGAAAGCTATTGCCTTTACCGTCTCCACCAGCGCCGCGACCTTTTCGGGGTCGTGTACTGTGCTGGCGTGGTGGTATGGTCCATGCCCGCGACAATGCGGGTCTACCGGAAATTCATGCCAGTGGTGTTCGTGCGGTATTGTATCCACCCATATCCTTGCTGGTGGCTTGTCTGGGGTGTTAGTCATCGGCATACCCAAGTCTAATACAACTTATGATATTTGGTGCTGAACTCGAATCCACCGAAAGCCGATCTAAGTGAACTGAATCTAAGTTTTGCACATGCAGTAAGTAATCGCCCTCAAAGTCATCCGCCGCAATTAACTTACAGCGGCTGATTATAACGCGGTCAGACTTCGGAACTACAAGCGTCTTTTTCAGAACAATAGTTTGATCAGAAAGCAGGTAGTCACCACTCGGCATGGAAACCAATTGATTTGGCAGAACGGCGACAACAGAGGCAGAGGCCAAAGCGCCAAGGAATCCGCGCCGCGTTATTCCTTTGTTAGTCATTGCCAAAAACCTCCATAATGCAAAATAATCACCCAAATCAAAGGCATATAAACGGCCTTTGCGCCATATAGCGCTGGACCGATTGGCCTTACTGAATTGTACCCATTGGCGCGCATGATGAATCTCACGCTCATTATCACCAGCAAGAAAACGGCTGCATATTGAGGCCAGCCCATCACAGCACACACGGGGCAAATGGGGTTAGCAGTATTGATGTATATTTCATTGGCTCGCCTCCTTAGCGATAGCTCGGCAATCGTTTTTGATCGTTTGAAGCGGGACACCAAAATCTGCCGCTATCTCGCTCTGTGTCATTCCGCGCGCGCGCGCTTGCCTGACTTTTTCACGGCGGCGCGAAACCTTCGGTATAGGCTGGCGTAGGCGTGCGCTGGACAATTCAGCATCAGACAGCGGCAACCCACCGACCTCACCACCAATTCGCGCGGCAATGGCGTATGCGTCTGCCATGATTGGGGACATTGTGGCCATGTCTTATTCCTTATCTGTGGTGGGGGCTGGTTTATCTTCCTGCAGTGGGCTTTGAAGCGTAACTCCATGCTCGGTCACACGGGAAAGCTGAATGGAGATATCAAGAATTGCGTTCCAATCTGGGCCGTATTCAATAATCTCCGCCGCCTCGCTAATTTCCTCCATGTCGTGATCCACAACAACAGGACCAACCTCACCACGATAAATAACCGTCATCACCCAGCGTTTTTCATTCTCAAGCATCATCATCCTCATCAACAATAAAATCACCGTTTTGGTCACGAACACCCTGCCTGATCTGTCTCGCCACTTCAGCATCTCTTTTTTTCTTCATGCGCTGCTGGTGTCGCAAATCCTCTTCTAATCTATCAGACATAAGCGCCTGAGATTGGGCTATTTCTTCAAAAAATTCATTCACCCCCTACCCCTTCCCTGCTGTGCGGCGCGACTTGAACACCGGCGGATTGCTGTGACGCGCTTGGAATGTGGCCACGCCAGCCAATGCACGTGCGCGTGATTTAATCATGCTCATTTCTTCCTTGATGTCAGGGCGCGCTCTTATCCGATCTGCCATCGCATTTGTGGCGTGGATAACCGTTGTGTGGTCACGTCCGCCGTAACGCCTGCCGATTTCTGGAAGGCTCATTTTCGTCATCTTGCGTGTGAGCGTCATGCTTAGCTGCCGTGGCCATGAAAACGCGCGGGTCCGCTTTGGTCCGCGCAATTCGTCAAGCGTGATCTTGTAAAACTCAGCCGTTGCAATCTGTATGTGTGATACTGTGACGGTCATGGTGTAACCTCTGGGGCTGAGGGCGGTGGGGCGAAGTACGTAAAGAAGGCACGGCAAGCGTCATCTCGCGTTTTCCATGGTCCAGACCATCCATCCTCTGTGTCAAAAAACCATCCACCAGCACGGCGATAAGGTGCGACGTACTCCATCACCCTGCTCCCCCGTCTACGTGGCGTAGGTTGGCGTATTTTGATAAATCCACGCTGCCCGAAAGGTCATCCAGTTGAGACTTCAGAAACATCCCTATGACTTGGTGTGGTAAATCCTCCTCGGCCACATATGCGTCAAGAATTTCTCCCGCCATTTCGTCGGTTACGTCTGGGTATCCAAATTCGCGCATGGATTGCGCAAGCGCGAACGTTATCTTTTTGCGGGTCAGCATTGAACTACCTCCAAGTGATTAATTGTTGATTTTGGCATCCGCTTAAACGGCTCTGATGATGTTAGGTTTGATAATTCATCCATCATCTATCCTTTCGGGTCCATTACTTGCGCCATGCGGGCGGCTTGGCGGCGGTTTCTCATGATCTAGGCTTTCTCGGTGACGGGATCGGCTCATTCCAATACTCGAGCGTTTGCTTGCCGTGATGTTCTAGGCCGTCATTGTCCATCACCCACTTGCGGGCCATAGGCAAAATCTTCTCGTCCAAAAGCTTTGTCTCATCATATGTCAGGTCTTCGCGTTTTTTTCTGTGCTGCTGAATTTGATTGATCATAATTCTATCCCTACTCTTTGACATTCCGCCTTGGTTATCAGTTCCGCCTTGATCAGCATTTGAGCCAAGGCCGGGGTGAATTTCATCGGGCCATCCTTGGCCCTGTCGTGTGCTTTGATGCGGGCAACGTCTGCCAGCATGGACTTGCGTTCGTCGGTCTTTTCCTTGGGAATGTAGCGCAACCAAAGATCATCTTTGAAAAGGTTCTCAGCATACCTGACAAACTGCCCGGCGTTGCCCTTGTTCTCTTGTGCATAGGCCTGCATTGCCGCCATGATGTCAGTTTTTGAATGCCCGTTGTCTTCTAGCCAATCAACCCGCTCAAGCGTTCTTAGAAAATCACCACCTCTTGGGCTTTCTTCCAATAATCTTTCAATGAAAGAATGCTGTGTGTCGCCAGACACAGGTTCCTTTACAGGTTCCTTTACAGGTTTATCTCCACTGGGGTGGAGTTGGTCACAGGGCAAAAGTGGAGTTGGTGAAGGGTCAAAAGTGGAGTTGGTTGGTACTCCACTCAGTGGAGTTGGTTCTTGCGTTAAGTCTACGTCGCAACCCAAGATGTAGTATGTTGAACCCTTGGTTCCATTCGGCTTTCTAGTGCGCTTGCGCCGCAAAATACCAGCCGTTTCCATGATGTCTAAGCACTTGTTCAAGCCGCTGCTGGATAGCCCTGTGACTTCGATCAGTCGGGCCTGAGAAGGGAAACATGCTTCGTCTGGTGACCGCTTGGAATTGTGCGCGTCACACAGGTGAAACAGCACGCGAAACTGACCGTTAGTCAGCAGGTGCGGGGGCAACTCAGATAGCCAATTGCTCGCCTTGTGGCTCATGTGAAATCGCCTATTGAAAGGCACGGGGAATTTTGTATATTGCCATCAAAGGGCATGCTCGGACCTCTGTTCGGTTCGTTTATGTCAAGGGCTGGTTTGATGTTTGCGCATCTGCCAGCCCGCTCCTTTTCTTAGCAACTCACAACAGTCATTGCAAGCGGGACGTGGGTCACGGTAGTGGGTCACGCGCCACACCTTCCGCGACCAGTATATTCTGAGAATTTCTTTTCGCTGTCCCATTTTGCACATTTAGAGGCTATGCAAAGCGCTTGGGTTCCCAGTATAGGCTCGCTTTTGTATTTCTCTACGGACCTATTAAATCCTGCCGCACTTGATCCTGTTTCGTAGTGCGATCTACTAAAAAGAACGCGCGCAAACGGGCACCAAAGATGCAAAGCGTCTTTTTCTTCTGTATATTCTACCGGCATTTCTAGCCTCTCTATTGAGGCAGGTCTTGCATATCGGCACCACCCGCTATATCAAGAACCTGCGTTTCATACACGTCTTTGATACGGTTTACCGCCGTGACAATCAACCCCGCTGATTAGGTTCGGCGGGGTTTTTACTTTACCCGTATGTCTGGGTGGTGTAGAAGGGGTGCATGGAAAAGATCATCGAAATAAACGCGGGCGAAGGTGGTGCAGATGCATCCCTTCTGGTTGATGACCTGGCTTCTGCCTACGAGAAGTTGTGCGCCCGAAAGGGTTGAAAGTTTCAGCGAAATGACACGTCGCGATGTGTTTCTATTTTCGTAACTGGCAAAAACCTAAAAGGATTAGATCAGGAGACTGGGGGGCATAGGTTTCAGCGCGTTCCCCCAACTGAAAAGCGCGGTCGCGTTCACACCAGCACGGTCACAGTCGCCGTACTAGATCACGTATCGCCAGTTCATATCGATATACCAGACAGTGAATTTGATGTGTCTTGGTTCTCTGGAACAGGTAAGGGTGGGCAACACCGTAACAAGCATCAAAACTCATGTCGGGTAACACACACGCCAACAGGTCTTGTGGAGGCGCGACAGGGGCGCAAACGTGCTGGAAACCTATCAGAGGCAAAGGCCGCGCTACTGGCCAGAATATCACAGGCTAAGGCTGATAAATCTGCAAGCCGATCCGCGCACCAAAAAAAATCGCAAGTTGGGTCTGGAATGCGGGCCGATAAAACCGTGACAATTAGAATGCAGGACAACACTGTCACGCATCACGGCACAGGCAAAACAATGCGAGCTGATAGATACATGAAGGGTCAGATGGATAAGCTGTGGTAATCGGGGGGCTTGCTTTACCCATCCCCATCACTCCACACTCCCATGCATAGGGATAGAGGCGGCTTCCAGACGCTTTGCCTGATCAATCAACCGCTCTGCTTTGCGCAGAAGTTTTTGTGCTTCGGAGCGAAGTTCTGGAGCTGTTTTCTGCCTGCGCGCCTTGGGTATATTCAGATTGTTGCGCTTGGCTGTCGCGTAGACATACTCAGTGACGCAATTCAGCTGCATAGCTATTTCGCGGCATGTCCATTGTGGATAGCGCTTGTGGGTGTTTATGACGTCATGCTTGGTGGTCATGGTAAAATCCGGTATGCATCAAGCAGCAAATTCTTTTCCCTCAATTCCAGAAAAAGCCTATCCACCCAATCAGGATCACCGTCGATTACGGCTATATCTTCGCGGCCATAGCCCTTGCACATAAGCAGAATTGCTCGTGACAGCCTGTCGTCGTCTATGCGGGCGGCGTATTTAGGCATCAATCACCTCCACGCCAGCGCGCCCAGCCTTGCTAACCATGTCAGCCGTGCCATGCCCTCCGGGGAAGGCAATCAGCACATCAGGCTTGCCCTCGGAGAGCATCTGAGAATTGCGGATCGGACCAGCGGCCTTGCCGTGCTTTGTCCAGTCAGATTTGTAGGTTTCTGTGGGTATTTCGTTGTCCACAGCCCACATAAATGCTAACATATCAGCGCCGGGTGCGCCGCCGTTGATAAGTAACTTGATGGGGCGCGCTTCGTGCAAAATGTTTAGAGCGTCTTCCATGTTCTGTCTGTCGCTATAGGTGCGACCACCACATACGAGAACGCGCATCACACACCAACCATCTGCATCAAACGATGCTTAGAAGCCTGTAGAAGCGGTAAAAGGTGGCTTGCGGACGTAGGATGCCCTTCATGGCGCAGGAAGTCATAGCAGCGCTGTATGGCCGCGTATTCGGCCTGTGGGTCGATAATGGGTCCGGGTTCACGCGCACTCCCGGCAGTGGTGGTGGCAGATGCATCAGGGGAAACCTCTACCCCGGAATCTGTCGCGCTATCCCATTGCTGGGAATTTGTCTCTGTCGCTATGACAGGGGAAAAGGTGCCGCCAGCGCAACGGGGATGAACACTGGCGGCTTCTGCGATAACCGTGGGAGGATACGTCGCAGAAATGGCCCCCACAGACTGACCAGACACGGCCAAATCTGCGGGGGAGTTGCCTGACACCGCATTGCTCGCTGCGGTTTCGTCAGGTGAGGCGTTATTGAGCGGCTTCGGACATGCAGGGGCGCGACCCTCGCAGCGGTCCTTAGCCTGACCAGCGCAATTGGGGTTGCGCGTGGTATTGGGTTGTGGGGTCATACCGCCACCCCTTGCGCTTGATCGCGCGCGGCTTTACGCTTTGCCATACGATTGGCGCGCTTTTCATTCTCTGCCGCGAAAATCTGCAACAACCTCAGAACGGGTCCGGTGATAACTTCACCGTTTTCGATCCGAGAAACAGTTGCTTGATTGACACCTAATGCGTCAGCCATTTCAGCCTGCGACCAGCCTCGCGCAATGCGAATGTTTTTGATGTCCTTTTTGTTCATAACGTCATAATGCACGGCGCATTAGGCACGGTCAATATATAAAAGTACGTTTCTAAAATTTCTTATGCAAAGCGAATATTGGTGTTGACTTAATGTAATGCGTGGCGCATTGTGTAAAAAACGGCAACACGTCAATGGAGAAACACGATGAACACGCAATCACTTCGCTACGTCAAAAGCATCACATGCGACATACCAAGCTTTGAAAACTCAAACGCCATCACGATCACGCTTGAGCAGCGCGAGGCTGGCCTCATGAATAACTCAACAAGCATAACATTGTTTGGCTTGCCTGCTGACGTTGCCGCGCACGTTTCTAATGCCTTGCGCACCACTCCTACAAAAAGCGAAAGCGAAATCCGCGACGATGAGCGCCGTAAGGTGCGCGCCGAAATTGCGCAGACGATTGCTGCTGATCCCGATGCAGACTTTCCGTTTTAATTGGGGGATAGACACAATGAACGCCAGCACACACACAATCTTTGCGGAACCCAACTTCGCTAAGAGCGCTGACCACGAATGCGATGTGTCAGACAACTACATTGATGAAGTGGACCCTGAGAACGAAGCGGGGGCAGAGGTCACAGCGTATTTCGACAAGGTTGACGGGTTCCTGCACCTCACTGGTCTGTGCATTTCTGAGGACATGGCGACTACATGGGAGGATCGTGATGGCGCGTTGAAGCTGCTTACACCTGAGACCGTCCGCCGCATCGAAGACCTTGAAGGCGAAGCCCTGCAATATGGGGAGGTCGCGTAATGGCTGATCAATCAGCAACACACCTGACCCTAGAAGTAGGCAAGTATTACCGTACACGGGATGGGCGGAAAGTGGGGCCTATGAAAAGTAATTCCCATGAAGTTTGGGCGTATGTAAGTCAGGAAAGGACTTATCGCCAAGACGGGACTTGGCATCGTTTCGATGAAACTGATAACGACCTCATAGCCGAATGGACCGACGAACCCACCGAAAAACCTAAGACGTGGGGTGAAATGACGGATACTGAGAAAGGGGCGTTGCTGCTGGCCGATCTAAAGGGCGAGCATATTCAGTATCGCCACAGAATTATCACGGATTCAAAGTGGTTGAATTTTTCTACTGGAAGTGGACCGTCTTGGGGTGATCAGTACTCCTACCGCGTCCGTCCACCAGAGCCAAAGGTGGAGACGCTTGAGCTATTTGGGCTCTTCCGCGATGACAGCTTCGGAATTCTTGTTTCAGAGCAAATTTATAGCGACACCCATAAATTCACACTTCAAACCCGCGACGGCAAACCCGACTGCGCCACGATCCGCATGGAGGAAATCCAATGACCCCCACAACCAATGCCACTCACGGCATAGGCGACACTTCCTCCCGTCGCCTAACGACTGCTCACCCCGATACCACCTCCCTGCGGGGTGGGCAGTCACCAGATAACAGAACCTACCTTGATCGCGGAATTTTCGGTGAGTGGTGGGTTGAGCGTGAACTTATGAAAGCGGAGAGCGTGTGATGGCGTATCGTATGACGCAACTGACTGAGCGGGTGTATGTCGGAAAGATGAGCGACGGATCGCTTGATGTTGAGGTTTGGGGTGCAAGTAAGCCACCGCACGCTACGCAGCGGGACTATGACGACAACTGTGAGCAAGTGGTCATTCCCTCCGATGCCGTTGCTGATCTTTTCGAGTATCTGCGATGACCCGCCCCACCATAACCCAGCTATCCGAAGACCGCGCCCAGATGGATGCCATAAGGGCGCACGCAGAGCGCCACCAACGCTTCCTCGGGTACATGAAGATCATGGGGCAACCCGTTCGCAATGAAACAGTTTGGGCCTTTGCTTGGGGTGTTGGTGCCTTCGCAGCAATTGCCGCAGGCGCAATGATTATTCCGGCTGTCGTCATGTACGTGACAGCCTCGGTTAACTGATCCCGAAAGGATAGATCATGACATATGATGATAAAGCGTCAAAGCTGGCGCGGGAGGCATCCGCAGCAAAGTCTTTGCTGGACGAACTGCGCACCGATGATGCTGATTTTCAACACGACGTGGTTGAGGGTGAAACCTCTCTTCTAGAGGCCATAGATGCGGCGCTTGACGAAATGGATGACTGCGATGTGATTGTGTCTGGCTGCAAGGAAGTCGAAGGCAAGATTGCTGCGAGGCGCGAAAAAGCAACAAGGCGTCGGGATAGATTGCGCGGTCTTATAGAGCAATCAATGGTGATAGCTGGCCTAGATACAGCCAAGCGCCCCACTGCGACCATAACGGTCCGCAAGGTCAACCCCAAGCCAATTGTTTCAGATGAATCACTAATTCCTTCTGAGTACTGGAAACAGCCCGATCCCGTTTTGGATCGCGCCAAGATTAACAAAATTGACGAACCGATAGCTGGAATCACAATGTCCAACGGCGGAACATCGCTTCAAATTCGGAGAGTATAATGACCAATGCAGTTACACTAAGCGGATATAGCGCTGACCAAATCCGAACAATCAAGCGCACGGTTGCCGCCGATGCAAACGACTTAGAGTTCGACTTGTTTATGGAAGCTTGCCGCTCGTATGGACTTGACCCGTTCCGCAAGCAGATATTTTCTGTGATTTACTCGAAAGACAATCAAGAGAGGCGCAAGCAATCTATCATTGTTTCGCGCGACGGTTGCCGTGTTCTGGCGCAGCGCTGCGGCGATTACCGCCCAGCAAGCACGCCAACCGTCTTCGAGTATGATGATAGCCTGAAAGGCCCAACCAACCCCAAAGGCATCGTCACTGCCACTGTGACCCTACACAAGCAAGACAACGCGGGTAGCTGGTATCCAGTAATCGGGCAAGCTGATTGGGACGAGTTCGCTCCGATTAAGGAGGGGTGGGCGTACGATCAGGAAGCGGGTCGTCGCAAGCCAACTGGCCAAATGACCCTTGATGCATCTGGTCAATGGGCGAAGAAGCCCAAGCTTATGATTGCAAAATGCGCCGAGGCCCAAGCACTTCGCGCTGGCTGGCCTGATCAATTTGGCGGCGTCTACCAAGAAGAAGAAATGCACCGATTTGAAACGGATGTAACCGCAACTGAAATGGTATCGCAGCACGAGCAAATTGAGCGTCAAAAGATGATTGGCGGTCGCGGCTTAATGTTTGTCTTTGATGAAAGCCTGAAGCTTGACAAGGTTCCAATGGGTTCTGTTGCTGACCGCCTTATGGAGTTTTCGCAATCCGCATCGCCAGAAGATGTTGTGAAGTTTTTGGCTAGGAATGGTGACAGCTTCAATGAATTTTGGGCCTACGACAAGCCCGCAGCTCTTGAGGTCAAAAAAGCTCTTGAGGTTAAATCAGCACTGTTCAATCCAGCAACAGAAGACGCATGACTCCCGAGGGCCGCGCATATGTTCTCAGCCGCCTATCGGACTGCCCAGACCTAGCCGCACTGGCGAAAGTCTGGGGCAACTTGGGCTTTGAGTATCAGCGCGACCCGCAAATTCAATCTTACAAAGACAAGCTGAAAGAGGCGCTTAGCAATGGCTGATATTCACATGACCCGCACACCGCAAGGACTTGCGCCTGCGACTGTTGATGCGGCTGAAATGCTGTCGAAAATCGGCATCGGAAAGCCCGTCAATGCCAAGGTGTCACAGCCTCGCAACGGCAAGTTTCACCGCAAGTTCTTTGCGATGTTGGATGTAGCTTTTTCTAACCACGAATGGCCCGAAATAGAAACCAATTGGGGACACGCAAAGGTTAGCCCTGATTTGTTCCGCAAGTACGTTATCGTGCGCGCTGGCCACTATGAAGCCGCCCTAACCCCGCATGGTGAAATTCGAGCGGAACCCAAAAGCATATCATGGGCAAAGATGGGTGAAGATGAATTTGAGGAACTTTATAGCGATGCGCTTAACGTGATCCTAAAAGAGTTTCTGACCAACTGGAAGCGTGGCGACGTGGAAAATGCGGTTAACGCGATGTTGGGTTTCGCATGAACCTGACAGGCCAAGCCATATACCAAAAGGGCCAAGACACCCCAAAGCCCAAGCGATACACCGGATTGCGCGCACAAAAGCCAATGCGTCAGGTATCCAAGAAGCGCGCCGACTACCGCAAGTCTGATGCTGGTCAGGCGGGCATGGAACACATGGGCAAGGTCAAGCAACTGCCCTGCGTGATCTGCTTGTCACCGCCGCCCAATGACGCACATCACTGCTTTCACGGCAGGTACGGCACGCGCAAGGCGTCTGATTTCGATGTGATCCCGCTCTGCAAGCTTTGTCACCAAGACGGGCCGGACGCAATCCACAACGCAAAACGAACATGGGCCGAAAAGAACGGCTTTGATTATGAATACCTCCCCACTGTCCGCGACATGCTGGCAGGGGAATGGAGTAGATAGGAGAAAATTATGAACAATGACAAAGAACAATTGGCAAAACTTAAGGGTGCGCAGGCGGCAATGTCTGCAGCGCTTAACCGAATTGATAGGCTTGAAAGAGCGCTGGGGTTGCAGCGTGACTTTGTTCAAAATCTCAGAAAGACTTTGGGTACTGATTTGCACGCTAGTTTTTACCGCATGGGTGACTACAAGGTCCTACCGATACACGCCGTTCTTGATGAGCAAATTGACAGCATCAAGAAGGAATTATCATGACCCCCACAACACCCCCACCGACCCACTACCCCACGCGTGAACAGCTACGAAAGTGGCGTGAAGATAAAGGAATGAAGTGATGAAAGTTATCGAGATTGTAGACCGTGGTTTTGTTTGGCATGTGCCGCTGAAATTTGTCGCCGAGAACCGCGCAGACCATTATGCAGATGACCCAGACAGCACACGCGATGAGGAAATTTCCTTTGTTATGGAGGACAATTACGAGGGCTTGGATTGGTTCCTCAATAACATGAATTTCTCAGACGTGCGACATGTTTCAAAGCTGGTGGAAACGCCCACCACACCTGACGAACCGCAGATGGACGAGTGCGAATGCCATATAATCACAGCGGAATCCCCCAATGACTGACACACGCAAAGAGGCGCTAGAGACGTTGCTTGACTTGGAGAGTAAGTTGCTTTGCGGGGATTGCGGGGCTACCTTCGGGCCTTCACAGTATCAAATCGCACCGCATCCATTCATACAGGACGAACACGTTTATGGCTGTCCCGCGTGCGGCTGGTTGGAGGCGACTCAGGTATGTGACGCAAGCAACTGCGACCGGCCTGTAACCTCAGGAACGCCAAACTTTGACGGATACCGATATATTCGCGCTTGCCGTGACCACAGCCCATTAGCAGGCAACTGGACAACTCATGACCCAGATCGCGCCCTTATCAGCCAAGAGGGGGATGCGTAGAATGGGAGCAGCAACCGCACCATCCGTATTCTGCCCACGCGAAGGTACATGGTACATCAATATTCACGAAGTGACGGGATCACTATTCCCCAGCTTCCACTTAAGCCGTGAGGACGCAGATCGTGATGCGAGGTGGAACCGTGTTGCCTGCTACGAGCATACCGCATTCATCCAAAACGTTCCACCTAATGGTTTATCCGAAGATGAAACGGCCCAATGGAATGCCAAGCACAAAGACCCTGCGCTGTGACCACCCCGCACCCCATAGGAGGCATGACATGACCGTCCGCGTCACAGTAACACAAGCCCAGATGGAACGCGCAATCTGCGCGGCCCGTAGAGGCAAAGAGGGGGGTGTATCCCCGCAGCATACGTTGTTCTCGACTCTTGCGAGGTATCGTGAGATGAAGTGGACATGGAAATTAATCTATCTGAAAGCGCTTGGAGTCGCGGAAGGTCTGACACCGCTAGGGGTATGCACAATCCATTGTTCTGGATTGTGGATGCCGGCGGCGGCGCAATGATAGGTGCAATTTTCTCAAATGCTTGGCTGGCAGTGGCGTGGATAGTTGGCTGCATTATTTGCCTATGGATAGGAGCTACAGCAGGAGCACCTCGCAGGCAGCGAGATGAGGCCCGAGCACAGCTAGCAGCGCGATTAGAATTGCCGCCACTAGCTGACCGTCTTGATAAAATTGCTAGTCAGATTAGAGATTTCAAACGTGAGCTTGATGCGTCCATGCCCGCTCCAAATGATGCGCTAAACTATGTATCGCCCAGTCTTGAGAAAAGGGTGCAGACGTCTGGGGTTGGAAATATGGTTATCAGTGGCGAGGATGATGACTTTAAGGTTAGAATGCGGCCTTATGTATCAAACGCACCAAGCGGGGTGTGAGGGATGATTAAGGGATGGTTATGTGATCGAGTTCTGATAGCCGTCTACAAGTTCTTCAATGTTCGGAATGGTAGCACCACTTTTATCCTTCTTTGCGCCATTTACTATCAGACGATATGTTGCATCGGTATGCCAAGCCTCTTCTTTGCTGAAAGCGCTCCCATATTCTACTCTGCTGAAAATGATGACTTCATGGGTTCCTTCGAGGAAATTCACCAAATCTTGCCCCCAAATTCCAAGACCGTGGCCATAAGCAATGCCATTTGGCGCAATGTTGCCCTTGCCAAGCCGGGGGGAATCTCCGCGCTCAACTGCCGATTCTGGTTTGAATGTAGGAACGTCAGCGCCCGACAAAACAACGCGAAAATCAGAAAAAATTGTAGCAGCAGTCGCTGGAGATTGCCCCGCCGACTTCCAGCTCATTGCAAATACGATGGCCTTTCCGACTGGCTGATTGTTATGAACCGCGCTGTCGGAAAAACTTTTCTCCACTCCATTCGACAACATCCACGGCCTGAGCTGACTATTTCCAATTTCCTTGGTATCTTTGGCCATATGCTGAGTAGCGAGCAGAGTTTGCCAAACATAATAGACGCCAAAAGCGGTAATTATCGCCATGACCAAAGTAGCGAGCAGCATGTAAAGCGCCCACCTTCCCATATTTTTCTGAGCTATCAGATCATCTTCGGCTCTTTCGTGGCTATTAGTGGCCTCTATTACGTCAACTATGCATTTAACCTCGGCATCGCCTCCAAGACCAAGGCAGGTGTTTTCTATCTCATCTGCGGCATGACGTGCATATTCTTGGGTCTTTGCATCGCGCTGTCCTTCTTGGTGACCTAGCTGGCTTCCAAGAATGAAACCTCCAATGGCGAATGATCCAATTAGAACTATTCCAGCAATAAATGCTGTGCGCCAATCGCTTTTAGACATTGCAACATAAACGCCGCTGAAAACTTCCCACGGGATAGTTTATTGGCGACGTTCACCTCTTTCTCACTGATTCCAATAGCGTCCAGCTTTTCAACAAGTTGAGCGTAAGTCACTCCCTTACGTTTCAACTCTGACTTGAGCAGGTTTGCAGCCATGGTTTCCCATTCGGTCTGGTTTGGCATATCGCCTCCGATAAAAATATACTGTTTTTGATATGTAGCCTTTTGTAGTCAGTATGTCACCATACTATATTAGATATGAAGATAGCGAACACAGTAGAAAACAGAACAATGGCCCAGCACTTCCTCCTTTCAGCAGCATCGCGGACGCTTTCATTGCGTGCGATTTACAAGGCTGGCGAAGAGGCAGCTTACCAGACGTTCTGTGAAATGCGCTGGCCTGAGACTGACGGCGAGGCTGTATGCCCTTGCTGTGGCCACGACGAGGCCTACAAGATCACCACGCGCCGCAAGTTCAAGTGCAAGGCATGTGCGCACCAGTTTAGCGTCACATCCGGCACAATCTTTGCATCACGCAAGATGGACTTTGTTGATCTGCTGGCCGCGATTTTCCTGATCGTGAACGCCTCTAAGGGTATGAGCATGGTGCAGTTGTCCCGCGATCTGGACTGCCAGTACAAGACAGCGTTCGTTCTGGCCCACAAGCTGCGCGAAGCGATTGCGCAAGAGGTTCACACGGGCGAAGTTCTAGACGGTCACGTTGAAATCGACGGTGCCTATTTTGGCGGTCACATTCGCCCTGCTAACATGAAGTCCAAGCGCGTAGATCGTCGCCTTAAGAAGCACCAGACAGGCACACGCCGCGTTGTGGTTGCCATGCGTGAGCGTGAGGGACGTACCCTGCCATTCATCGCTATGGGCGAAGGTGAGGGCGTAGAACTGGCGATTGAGAACGTATCGCGCACAGCCACCATGTCAGCCGATGAAGCGTCCCACTGGGACTTGCTGCATGACGGTTGGATGGTTGATCGCGTGAACCACTCTGAGGTTTACAGCGACCACGGCAAGCACACGAACATGGTTGAAAGCTTCTTTTCCCGCCTGCGTAACATGATCCAAGGCCAGCACCACGGCGTTAGCCCTAAGTACCTGCACCAGTACGCCAACCACTCTGCATGGTTGGAAGACAACCGCCGTACAGACAACGGCACACTGGCACGGGTTGTGGTGTCTAATGCGATGGACGCGCCTGTGTCGCGCAACTGGAAAGGGTACTGGCAGCGGGCAGCGTGATATGGCATCAAACAACTTAGAGAAATTCTTACTGACAGGGTAACAAGTGACAGTTGTAACGCATCCCACTCCCGGAACCATTGTAAGGGTGGATCTCAATGAAGGGTTTCGGAAGCCTGAGATGCGAAAAAGGAGGCCGTGCATTATTCTGTCGCCACCCATTTTGGGTCGGTCGCAACTCTGCACCATTGTGCCTTTAAGCACCAACCAACCTAATCCAGAACAGGAACATCACTACAAGCTTACACTTGATCCACCTTTACCGCATCCTTACGAATCTCCTGTAATGTGGGTAAAGGCTGACATTGTTCTTACAGTCGCCTTCCACCGATTGAGGCTACTTTTTTCGCACTGGGAAGGAAGCCAAAGAGCGTATGATGTCAGGCAGTTAGATGGTAAAACCTTTGAAGAAATCAAGGAATGTGTCCGTTCAGGTATAGGTTTGTGAGTTGACGAAACCCCTTGCTGACTCCATATATGGAGTGTCGCCGGTCATACCGGCATTTAAGTCCAGCGCTTAATTGAACTGGCCTCAGGACACTGATGATCGCAAATCGAGTCCTGCGACAGAACTAGCGAATTTGGCCTCGCCACACTGGCGGGGTCATTTTAATTCAAGCCCCCACAACCGCCCATCCCTACGCACCAACCCTCTATCCCTCAGTCTACGCAGCGCTTGATATGCGCGGTTCTGAGCGGCATCTGGACCTATGTGTGGCACCTTTTGCCTGATATGCACGCCGATTGCCTTTGATGTCATCGGCCCGCCCTTGAGCGCTTCCAGCACCATATGCTTTGTCCCGCCACGCTTAAACGGGTTGTCTTGCATAATGCCCGACCATTCCACGCCCCGCATGTCTAGCAGCACGTCCGCCAGCTTAGCCTGTGATCCGCCTTGCTTTGCCAGTGCAATAAGCGCGTTGTTAATAGTTCTGTCCTGCATAGCGGTATGATGATCCACATCGCCGCAGAAATCAGCTAGATTGTTGGTGCGTTTGATACATAAGGCCGGAAATATCACTACCGTATGTCAAGGGGATACACCCCCCTGACATGGCCGAAAACAGCGGAATTGAATGGACAGATCATGATTGGAGGTAAGGTTTTGCAGATCGATGGCTCGGACCCTCACAAGTTCTGGGTTACTAGCGCAGGCGAGGGCGAGGCGTGTGTTCATGCCACGATACCATCTGATCAGAGGGCACCTGAAATAGGCGAAAGCCTTTGGTGGCAGTCAGGCAAAATTTGGGACCTATATACTTAACTAGCCAAAATTGACTTGACCTTACTGGCTGTTTTGGCTAGCTTAATCTCAACAAGCGAGATCAGGTCCATGTCAGATACACTTAGCACATTCGAGTTCTTCCAGAAATTCCCAAATGAGGAAGCGGCGCGCCAGTTTTTCGAGAAGCGCCGTTGGAATGATGAACCCGTCTGCGGTCACTGCGGTTCCGTTTCTGTGACTGAGTGCAAAGATCATAAACCAATGGCCTATCGCTGCAAGGATTGCCGCAAGCATTTCAGCGTTCGTACAGGCACAGTATTGGCCGAGAGCCGCCTTCCCCTGCTAAAGTGGTTGCTCGCGATCTACATGCTCACCAGCGCCCGTAAAGGCATCCCCAGCACACAGATGGCGCGTGAATTGGGCGTCACTCAGAAAACAGCTTGGTTTCTGGCTCAACGTATCCGCGAAACATGGCTTAAGGGTCAAGACAGCGGCGACATGGGCGATCACACCCAAGTGGATGAAACTTACGTGGGCGGCAAAGAAAAGAACAAGCACGCAGATAAGAAACTGCACGCGGGTCGCGGCGCTGTTGGTAAAACCGCCGTTGTTGGCATTCGTGACCAGCATGACCAAGTTAGGGCCAAACCTGTTGCAAGCACAAACGCTGCTACATTGGTCAATTTCATCAATGATAACGCCCCAGAAGGCGGCAAGGTGGTGACTGACGAGTTCCGTTCTTATAAAGGCCTCACCGCGCAAGGCTACACGCACAAGACAGTTCGTCATTCAGTTGGCGAGTATGTACGCGACATGGCCCACACAAACGGAATTGAGAGCTTCTGGGCGCTTCTTAAGCGCGGTCACTATGGCATCTACCACTATATGAGCGAGAAGCACTTGCACCGATATGTGAATGAGTTCTCGTTTCGCCATAATACCGCAAAGGTTGGCACCATTAACTTCATCAACATGACAATTGACCGGATGGACGCGAAGCGCCTGACATACAAGGAACTGATTAATGGCTAAAAAGCCCGATAGTATTGAACCAATAAATGCTAGCCTTGATGAAGTAGTGGGAAAGTTGGTCGGCGCCGACAGTCAGCCAAATGTCCTTGATGCTGTTTACAGTGGTCAATTACCAATTGGTGATATTGAGCTTGATTGCGCTGTTTTGGATGGCGGCGTCAGGGTGTTGTCAGAACGGGCAGTTCATCGGGCCTTTGGCAGTAAGCGCGGCGGGTCACATTGGAAGCGCATGAAGGAAAATGCGGGTGGCGCCAATTTACCCTCTTTTCTGTCCGCAAAGAACTATTCTCCATTTATTTCCAAAGACTTAGAGGTGGCGCTAAAGACCCCTGTTTTGTACCGAACAAATGCTGGCGCCACACCCGCAAATGGTATTCGCGCAGAATTACTACCAGAGATTTGTGGCGTCTTCTTATCCGCTAGGCGAAAGGATGAGTTGCATCCATCACAAGAGCATCTTGCGGTGCAAGCTGAGATATTGATGGAAGCGTTTGCCAAGGTTGGCATTGTAGCGCTTGTAGATGAGGCAACAGGGTATCAGTTAGACCGATCCCACGACGCGTTGCGGCTGCTTCTTTCAAAATACATCGCAGAGGGACTTCAGAAGTGGCTAAAGACCTTTCCAGACGCATTCTTTGGTGAACTTGATCGCCTTTATGATAACGACACGAGTCATGGCAAACGCCCTCAATACTATGGCCATTTCATCAACAAATATGTGTATGACCCATTGGAAAACGGGTATGTGAAAAAGGAACTGAACAAGTTAAACATCACCGATAAAGGAAAGCGTAAAGCTAAGTTCCATCAGTGGCTAAATGAAGAAGGCCGCAATATGCTAATACATCAGATTGGCCGCGTGCAGGGCCTCATGGAGATGTGTGGTGACATTGAGAACTTTAAGAGTACTGCGAAGAAACAAAAGAGTGTGTCTATCGCCCCATATCTTTTTGACGATATGAACAAGATTATTGATTGATCAGGATAAAGATTGCCAATTGAGTACCATCCGCCTCGCGGTGCGATTGTTTGCGCCAATTTCGATCAGGGATTCCGCGTTCCAGAAATGGTGAAGCGCCGCCTTTGTGTCGTGATTTCGCCGCCAGTCGCCGCTCGCGTCGGCCTCTGCACAGTCGTTCCGTTAAGCCGGACTGCGCCAGACCCAGTGATGCCGTATCACTACCAGTTCCAGATACCATTTCAAATGCCTCCGAAATGGGGGAATGAGGCTCGCTGGCTAAAAGGGGACATGGTTTGCGCGGTAGGCTTTCATCGTCTTGATTTGCTACGCCTAGGAAAGGACAGGCAGGGGGTACGACAATATCAGTTGAACGCTTTATCCAGCATACATTTACGCCACATTAGCAACTGTGTGCTAGCAGGAATGGGGCTTCCCGCTTTGACAGAGCCGGAGTGAGTTCCTATATTGAACGTGTGGCGGCGCTGCTTTAGCATCCGCATTAAGACCCTACCAAGGGCCACTGGTCGTTGAAGCGAAAGCAAGTTTCAGGCCGGTGCTGTGAGGCCCCATTGGTGCAAACCCTTGGGGCCTTTGCTTTTCCAAAACGGCTAGTTAAGTATATAGGTC